AAAGCAATGATTTTGATTCATTTATGAAATTCGCAGTGTAGTTTTGTGCAATTTTTCAAATTTGCTCATTTATAGCTGTCTAATCTTATTAAAACCTTCTTGGTCAATACCACTTTCCTTCTCTGAAACCTGGAATAAAAATGACTCTTTTTCTAAGTCAGAATGAAACGTATTTTCCTCCACACCTATGGTAAATGTCCTATTATCCTTACTAAAAAGATATTGTGCAAATTCTCCCGTTCCCCCAATCCATCCTTTTGACTCTAAATATAGTTTTGGACTTTTTTCCCCTATGTCACCAGCAGTATTATCCATAACTTCTGTATCTTCATCAATTGCCAATTGTGTGATTACAGCTGCTTCTACGTAGTATGTTCTATATGTATAGATGCTTCCAACTCCCACAAAAGCTAATACAATTAATTTAAAATAAGCTTTATTCGTTATCTCATTTTTCCCCTTGCCTCCTATTCGTCTCACTCTTTTTCTCTTTATTTTATTTCTCACATGAGCTACTTTCTTTTTCAAACCACTTATTAATATGACATATACATTCGCTTTTACAAAATACAATATTGCCGCCAGAAAAAAGCAACTGCATACTATCATCCCTAACACCGCACCTTTTTCCAGATAGCTTATCTTTTGTAATAGTCGTGTATTAAGTTCCTCCTGCATCCCTCACATCCTCCTTGTCTTTAAAACTATCTGCTATCTCTATCTTCTGCTTTGCCTCATTCATAAATTGATATAGTTCTTCCATTTGTTTTTTCTCCTTTATAAAATACTTTGTTCTCTCTTCTATTTTTTCTAATTCTTTATTTAACATTTTTTTATTTATTGAACTATCCTTTAAGAACTGCTCTGCATAATTCATAATTTCTATGGTAATCTCCCGTGAAATTAAATATGCTGCTGCAAGGTCTGATTTTGTACTTTTTTGTGTCACTTCAAATTGATTTAGAGAATGGAGCGTTTTATAAAAGTCCATAAAATCTCCTGTTCCTCTTTCTCCACTTTGATCTGTTCCATTAAGCAAAAATGTATTATAATAATTAGCTATCTTTGCATATAAACCTGCTCTTTTTCTCTTTTGCTTGCCAAACGCTTCATTCTCATCTTGCGAAGTCATCGTATCAATAGCTTCACAAAACCATTTTTCTGATGCTCCTTTTCCCGTTATATTTCCCATATCATAGAAATATCCCAAGCCTAAAGCATAACTAAATTCTGCATATCCCAACGCATTGTGTTTTTGAAAGATCTCTATTACCGTCCCTTCTTCACAGACAGAATTTATAAGATCAAGTAATATTACTGCATCCTCTATCTGAAAATGATTTAGACGAATAAAATACTTTATCATGCTCTGATAAATCAGTTTTTCCTCTGGTATAAGTTCTAATGCCAGCTTATAATATTGACTGGCTTCCTTTTTATCTTCACTTTTTTCTGCTATGTTTATATATCTTACAACTGCTTCTTCCTTATAACAAAATGATACCTTTTTACACCCTATACAAAACATCAAAGATAACTGTCCTACCATCATAAAAATCAAAAACTTTATTATTTTCCTTCTCTCGTTCTCCTTTTCTTTCTGCTTTTTATAATCTATTTGCGATAAAGCGTAGGCAAGTTCTCTGCAATTCTGATACCGTTTTTCAGGCTCTGATTGTATACATTTTAAAAGAAGGCTTTTCATTTCTAAAGATATATGTTCTCCCCAATATTTCTCCGGATATATCTTATAGGGCGGCTTTTCCGGGTTATATCCCGTTAATAAGCTATAAAGCGTGACTCCCAGGCAATAAATATCCGTCCTCGCATCTGTCTGCCCCATACCTCCATATTGTTCTGGTGCTGCATAGCCTTTCGTTCCAAGATACATTGCATCACAAGCCGTATTCTTATAACAATATTCTCGGGCCGTCCCAAAATCTATAAGAACTAATCTTCCCGTTTTTTTTAATATAATATTCTCTGGTTTTAAATCTCGATAAATAATTGATGGCTTTTTCGAATGAAGATAAGAAAGAACTTCACATAACTGTTTGCCCCATATTAAAATCTCTTTTTCTTCAATCCGCCCTCTTTCATTTAAAATCTCTTTTAATGTTTTTCCCTCAATAAACTCCATTACCATCCAAATAGCATCTTTTTTCTCTATAATGTCAACAATCTTTGGAAGTCCTGGATGATCCAATCTTTTTAAAATATCCGCCTCTACTATTAGCTTCCTGCTTATCATTTCGTAATTCTCGCAATATTCCATACTTATTTCTTTAACCGCCCATTTTTGCTTTAGTCTTTCGTGTACTGCCAAATATACTGTACTCATTCCCCCTTGTCCGATTACCGATAGAATTCTATACTTTCCATCTAGCACAAAACCTGCCTTTAACATCTCCCCATCACATCCGTCAAAAAAGTATTAATCTATTTCCATTCTCTACTCCGCTTTCCTCTAATTTAAAATCAAGAGGTAATATTCGTTTGTTTTCTATACATGCCAGATAGAGTTCCAGATCTATCTGTTTCTCACAAATAATGCTTTCCTTATCCCGTATTACATCATATATTTCTTTTATGATATCTCTTATCAATGCCGTTTCTTCACATTTAAACTCATACCACTTTCCTACACCTGCAACAAAAACATCAACATATACCATCGGCAACTCCCCTATTCAGTACTTCTTTTATCTTTTCCCGGCGTTCATAATCATTATGTACATTCAAGGCTAATGCTGTTTGAAATTCTAAAATTCTCTCTCCATAATAAGCAATGCCACGTCCCGGGATCTCCGCCTTAGGAAATACAGAAATTTGTATTACATCAAAAACTTCTGTATAGGCATACTTATCCTTCATATATAAACAGATTTTTGTTTTAAAAAGCTCTGCTATTCTCATAGAAATATACATTCCAGAAAATGATTCTATCGAAATCATTACTTTTATTCCTAACTTTTCCCCCTCTCGTAATATCAAATACAGGCTATCATCATATCTCTGATATGTTTCCTCACAAAATTCAACAAACCCGTCCACTATAATTAAAATCAGCGGAAACTCTTCTTTCTCATTTTCTATTTGATTTAGTGAAACGTTATCTTCTTTTCCAACATCTCTTTTATCTTCATTGCTCTTATTCTCAATTCTTTTGCTCTTATTTTTATATTGCTTAAAATTACCCCCTGAAAATTTCTTTTTTCTTCTTTTCATTTCTTTTTTTATATTTTCAAATAATTCTTCTACTTTATCCTCTTCTTCCTCTTTTATAACCTGTTTTACCTGGGGCATTAAATCATATATGTCCATACCACTTCCATTGAAATCCAACAGATATAAACATACTTCTTCTGCTGTACTCTCTTTTAATAATGAAAATAGAAATGTTTGAAAAAAGGTACTTTTACCAGAAGCACTTCTGCCACAGATAGCTATGTGTCCGCTTTCCATAAGATTTAAGGAAAATATAGACTGTTCCTGATTTTCGGGATCATCAAAAATACCGACACATACTTCCAAGTTCTTATTCATGTCAACTCTTTGCCTTTTCTCTTTTAACTTTTTATCTTTATTCATTTCTTTGTGAATCTCATTCAAATATATATACTTCGCCAATGGCTCCAGCCATAATTTTCTTCCCTCTTGATATTCCTTTTCTTTTGCAAAACGTATAATATACTGTTTGATTGCCTGCAATTGTGTTATCTTTTTCTTTCTGTTCTTCTCAGCATTCTTTCTTCTTTTATATATGGTTCCATCTGTTTGAACCAGACATGCTGCCACTTCCGTATCCTCTTGCTGAAATAAAGCCCCGCTCCAGCCTGCCTGGAACAACTCATATACTTCATTATTCCCTACCTGCAAGTATCCTCTTCCTGTTTGTGTAATCTGGCAGGCATCCATGTTATGAAGCATATCCATGCTATCTTCCCTTTCCTGCACTTTAAGACAAATTCGGAATCTTGAATTACTCCATATCTTATCGTCAACAACACCTCCTGGTTTTTGAGTTGCCAGCAGCAAATGAACACCTAAGCTCCTCCCTACTTGAGCAACACTAATTAATTCCTGCATAAATTCCGGCTCCGCCTTTTTTAATTCGGCAAACTCATCAATAATAATCAGTAAATGAGGAATTGGTTCGTTTACACTTCCCGAATTAAACAACCTTGTATAATCATTAATGTTATTTACCTTACATTCTTTAAATATTCTTTGCCTTCGTTTATTTTCACTTTTTATTGATACCATTGCTCTATATGCCTGCCCATCTGATAAATTCGATATTTTTCCTGAAATATGTGGTAATTCAGAAAATAGCGCTGACATCCCCTCTCCTTTATAATCAATTAACAAAAAGCACACCGCTTCCGGACTAAAATTCACTGCCATGGATAAAATAAATGTCTGAAGTACTTCACTTTTCCCTGAACCTGTCGTTCCAGCCAATAAACCATGCGGTCCATGATATCGCTCATGTATATCTAAATAAAAAGGTTCATCTCCCGCTTTTTTACCTATTAAAACCTTTGCACTTTCAAAAATTCTATTCTTTTCCCATCGCTGTTTTATATGTAATTCTTCTATCGTGTGCACATCATACATTCCTAAAAAATCAACAACTTCTGGTATACCAGCCTTTTCTTCAATTTCCATCACTTTTATTCCTGAAATACTCCTTATTAATTTCTCCGCAATATTTTTTTCCGTATAATCAAAATTTATTTTCTCTTTCTTCTGACTGTGCCTTTCTATCTCATACCGCCCAGTAAATCCCCCATTTATTTCCAATACCATTTTACATGTATTCGGCAATTTTTTTCTCATCGAGTCCAGCCATACAACTGTCAATCCATATTCTTTTCCTCTATCTAAAATATATTTAGAAAACATTTCTCCTTCCAAAAATTGTTCTTCTGCAACAAATAAAATATAATGTGGCAAAATTTTTTCTGACTTATCGGATATGGATACCTCTTCTCTTTCTTTAAAAATCTGCAACAAATCATAGAATAACCGCCTCGCTTCTACCTCATTCCCTGCAATAAATCGCTTTTGTCTATTGGCATCCCATATATGCGGAAGCCACCTGCAAAAATCCCATTGCTGCGATTGAATAACCTTATTTTTGTTATAAATACATCCTATCTTTACTTCCGTGTAACAATTACACAACGCAATCTGTAAAATAATACTTCTTACAAGTTCCATTCCTGCTATCGTATCTTTTGTTATGATTCCAATCTGACTATACCTTCCCATGTCGAGTAACACAGGAATCTGATGTAGAATCTCATAATGTTCCTTTATCTTTTTTGCTTCCCGCCATAGAATATTTTCCTCATCGCCAAACACTTCCTCAGGAAATTCTATTTTCATAGGAAACTCAACGTCACCTATACCAATTCTGTACATTAAAAAATCTTTATGATATAGATTTCGATTCCATAAATACATATCTAATAATGGGCTATCTAAATAAGTATCTGCCCGTAAATATCTACTTTGTAAAACCTTATATACCCGTTCATACTGCACTTTGATATATTCACTTTTTTTATTCAAATATCTCCTATAAGCCAGTCGCTCTTTATTAACTTTCTTCTGCTGTTCTCTTTTTTCATACTTTCTCGAAATCATAAGCCATAAAATAGAACATACCGCTGACATCACTGCCATAAACAGTCCAGAATATACATATATTCCTGCCTGATTCTGCTCTGATTTCATTCCATAAATTAAAAATAAGTTCATTCCTAACATTGGAAACATCAGATTCATGATAGTACCTATATCCATAAATATAGATTTTTTCTCCTGTACATCCACTTGGGGCGGTGCATCAACTTTTAATGATACTTTTTTTAATTCTTCCATTACTCTCGGTGCCCTGTGAAAAGTTATCTCTCTTTTTTCCTTCTTCCTAACATCCTCTTGTCCCTTTATCTCATTTTCTAATACTACTTCTTCCAAATAATCTGATACTGTATTTCTCTCACCAGCTTCTACTGCTATATAGTTCTCAAAAAATAACAAATATATAGTTCCAATACATATAACATCACCAAACTCTAATTGCTGCTTTTTCTCTAACAAAATTTCATTAATATATATTTCTATATTCCCACATTTCTCTATGAACCATTTGCCATACTCATATGAAATACCCATACTATTTTTTCTATTAATGGCTTTATCCATCATTATGAATATATTTTTCTCTTTTATTATCCGACAATCTCTAAGTTTATATTTCTTATATATGCTCCAGTCATTCCTATATCGTATAAGCTGTACATAAAGATCCTTCCCACCTACCGATAGTTCATTCTTTCTCCCTATTGACAACTTGTAAAATATTCCTTCATCACTTTTCCGTTTTCCCATCTGAAAAAATTCTTCTGTTTTCAAATGACAACAGTCTGTTTCCTTGATAAACCATTCTCCAGATATATTTTTAAACTGTAAAAATACTGTCCTTTCCAAAGAGAAATCATCTTTAGGTAATAATATATGACACTCTGCCCTCTTATCGCTGACAAGCTGTGTGCGTTTCATCCTGCTTTTTCCGTATATAAAAATTAAAAATCTCATAGCTTCTTTACTCCTAAAGTGGTATACTATTTAATCAAATAAAAAATAAAGGAGCTGCCTCATGATAGCAAAAGATGATATTGTTATAAGAAAAGCTATTTTGCATATTTTAGACACCAATCGCGGAGAATGTATTCTTTCTAATACTCTCTTAGATCCAGGGCCAGATTTACATGATTTTATTCGAAACCATATTTATAAAATTGTCTCCAGCGATGATACCAAAAACTGTGAATTTGACCCAGAATATTCTCCAATCTATTCCATCTTAGAAACATGGGATGAATCAGATGAAACTTCTTTCATTGAAACCAGTCAGGCCATTGCAAATAAACTCTATATTGCCATGGGAGAGGGATTAGATATACCCGCTGCCGATTTATTATTCGTAACCTTTCAGGCAGAAGGAATTATCTATCTTGCCCTTTTAAAAATGAATTACAAGGAAAGCTATACGCATGAAGTCACCGAGACTCCTGATAATCCTGTTATTAATACAGACATCATCAAAACACATTCTCTGCTTCCTTCTGCAACTTCAAGAATACCTGAGGCCGTAGTTATTAATTTATCCGATTATCACATAAAGCTTTTGGAAAAAAAGTATGAGATAAATGGTGAGAAAGCTTATTATTTATCGGAAAACTTTCTTGTCTGCCGTACTAGTATTCCTCCAAAAAAGAAGTTAAATATTCTTACTCGTGTTATTAATAATATTTCTAATAAATACGATGGTGCCGATTTAAAAACAAAGATGGATACAAAAAGTGCTCTTCAAAAAGAATACGTTGATAACAAATCTTTCGATATAGAAGAAATAGGTAATAAACTTTTCGGAAAAAGTCCAGAAAAAAAATCAGAATTTGATGAAAAAATGGAACAGTACGACTTACAATATGATAACTTTACTGTCACCAATGAAAGTACTGTAAAGAAATTAGAAAAGCAGGTCATGGTAACCGATAGTGGAATTGAAATTTCAATTCCTATGGAAGTATATAATAAGCGAGCTAGTCTTGAGATTAAGACTGATGCAACAGGGAAATCGACAATTATTATTGGAAATATTGATAATGTTATTTTGAAATAAGAAATCCATATAATTGCAGTATAAAAAAAGAAAGGAGACACAAGTGAGTAATCAAAAGAAGAGATTGGAAGAGTACAGAAAAGCCAGGAATGATGGTATAAAATTGGCCTGCAAAATCATTCTCGATTCCGAAGAGATGACTGTAGAAGAAAAGAATAAGGCATTGAAAGCCATCGGTAAAGAACAACGTTTCCGAAAAGATAATAACATGGATACAAATTTGACACTAAAAGAACTGGAAGAAGCATCAGAACCGATGCGAATTCTTATAAATGAGGGCCAGATTTTAATAGCTTTATCTGTTCTGCATGATGAATTTGATTTTGGGAGAACTCGCTTAAATCGTTACATGGATAGATTTTGTAGCATACACGATTCGATACAGGGGGGATGGGCAGGTTATAGCGATTACAGAGATATGCTAGCCGAAAAAATGGGGAAATTACTTCCGACTGATTTACTAAGTACAGATCCGCACTGGGAGAAAGATGAAAAGAAATAGGACGACAGGGGTGAAGATATGAATATTTCAGTGAATTTAGATGCTTTAAAAAACGACGAAAGAGAAACTTTACTGAGACTAATCGGTAAAGCCAATAATCCAATGAAAGAAGAATTTGTTTGCATAAAACAACGTAAAGATAAAGTTACTTGGGAACAATTAGAAGAAATTATTGAAGCGGGAAAAGCGAAAGAATTCTTCGGCGGCAAAGGAAGTATCTCTGTAGAAATGGAGGGTGTAGGAGTGGCTGTTTTTGACATCATCGGATATGATGCTGAAAAACTTGCAGAAGACAAACAGCACAGCATTACTCTTTGGATGCGCAACCTCATCCTCGATAAAATGGCATTTAGCACAGAAGACAATAACAAATGGGAAGAGTCAGACATTAGAAAACATATTAATAGCGAAGAATTTATTAACCGCTTTGAAACTGGTTTCCGCGAATTGATTTGTCCGGTATACAAGGACAATGGTGAGTGCATAGATACTGTTGACCGCTTCTTCCTTCTGTCAAAAGAAGAATTGGAAGGTGGCTATGAGTACATCAATACAGAAGCAGACCGAGTAAAGGTTGATGAAAATGGAGAAACCGATGTCCACTGGACGCGTAGCGCGAGCCGTGGCTCCGCTAGTGGCACGTGGTACGTGTACGCTAGCGGCCTCGTCGGCAACATCAGCGCGAGTTGGGCGTATCGCTTCTCCCCGGCTTGTGTAATCGCAAGATAATCTAACAATCGCGACCCACCGCATAGGGCGCAGAAAGGTTAAAATATGAAGTTTATTGATTTTTTTGCCGGAATCGGAGGGTTCCGCAGAGGCATGGAATTAGCGGGGCATGAATGCGTCGGGTTTTGCGAATTCGATAAATTCGCAACCGCAAGTTACACATCAATGCACCTGCTTACGTTAGAGCAAAGAGAACGTTTAAATGAAATGCCTTTAAAACAACGGAGAAAAGAAATATTGAAGGAGGAATACAGGAATGGAGAATGGTACGCAAATGACATTAGAAGAGTATATGCCGGAGACATTCCAAAAGCAGATTGCTGGTGTTTCGGATTCCCTTGCTTCGCTAAAGGAACTTACATTCTTACGGAACGAGGATATATCCCGATTGAACAGGTTATTGTTGGAGATAAGGTCCTTACACACAAAGGAAGATGGAGAAAAGTCACATCAACAATGCAACGAGACAATGCCAGAATTTGGGGCGTTGATGGATTTGGAATCTTGCCAACAAGAACCACGGCAGAGCATCCATATTATGTCACTAAACCAGATGCTCCAATGGAATTTAGAGAAGTCAAACAACTCGATGGTGATTGGTATTCCACAATGGTTTTGCCTAACGAAGAATCCAATGAATACAGCAAAGAAATGTGGTGGATTATCGGACGCTATCTTGCTGATGGGTGGAGAGTTAGAAGAAAAGACAGACCGAACGGCGGAAGAATTGTTTTTGCAATCAGCAATGAGAAAAGAACAGAGTTTGAGCAAAGGCTTGAAGAAGCAAAATTACACGGGACTTACACAAAAGAACGAACTTGTGGAAAATATCATGTGTGCAATAACAAATTATACGAATACCTTGAAAAATTCGGGAAATACGCACATGGAAAACGGATACCGCGAGAAGCATTATGTCTATCAAGAGAAAAAGCAGAGTACTTCTACAACGGATATATGTCTGGAGATGGACGAAAAGACAGAGAAGAAGCAACATCCACAAGTGCAGCACTCATTCTTGGTATGTGCATTATTGCACAGCGACTCGGAAAGTCTGTTCCAGCTGTCTACCACACTGGAAGAGATGAAAAATGCATTATACAAGGAAGAGAATGCAAACAAAGAGATACTTATACTTTCAGGATATCTAAAAGATCAGTTAAGGGGCATTATCGTGGAAAATATGTTTGTAGAGAATTGTACCAGCCAAAAGAATCTGATGATTTTGGAACGGTGTATAACATCAGTGTTGAAGAAGACGAATCATATGTTGCAAACGGAGCAATCGTCCACAACTGCCAAGACATCTCAGTTGCAGGAAAGCAACTTGGATTTCAAGGAAACCGTTCAAGCTTGTTTTTCAGAGTTATGCACCTTATCGGACAACTCGAAGAAGAAAATAAACCCACTTACCTTTTCATTGAGAACGTTAAGAATTTGCTTAGTGTTAATGGAGGATGGGATTTCGCCAGACTGCTCATTGAAATGGAGCAGGGGGGGTATGATGCAGAATGGCAGGTGCTCAACTCCAAAGATTTCGGAGTGCCACAAAACCGGGAAAGATGTTTTATTATCGGACATCTTAGAGGGAGAAGTACCTCAAAAATATTTCCTATCGAAGGAACAGATGGAAAAAATAGTGTTTCGTTAAATCTTTTTGGCTGTCTTAATGGTAGAAATTCACAGCGAGATAGAGTTTATAGTGGCGATGGATTAGCACCAACAATCAGTACGAAGCCGGGAGGAAACACAGAACCCAAAGTATCCATATTATTTGATACAAGTTATATTGGTCAAGATGGAAAAGCACGCATATATGAAAATATTTGTCCGACACTAACAAGCAAAGATTATAAAGAGCCTAGAAGTGTCGAAGTAGTATGCAATGTGAATCCGTCAGGAAAAGGAATGAACGGAAGAAGGTTCAAAGAAGATGGAGAACCAATGTTCACACTGACAGGACAAGACCGGCACGGAATCGCGATTGGAGTCAAAGAAGCAACAAAACAAGGTTATGCAGAATGCAGAGTGGGAATTGACAGCGTGAACTTCTCAATGCCAAACAGCAAGACAAGAAGAGGAAGAGTTGGACGTGATGTTGCAAATACATTAGATACCAGTTGCAATCAAGGGATTTTTGTGCAAGTTTCAGAAGAGTTGACCGTATATGCTGTCTGGTATGAAAAATACCAGTGCTACATAGCAATCAGAAAGCTGACACCGAAAGAATGCTTTAGGCTGCAAGGTTGGACAGATGACTATTTTGAAAAAGCAGAGTTTGTTAATTCTGATAGTCAATTATATAAGCAAGCAGGAAACGGCGTAACTGTAAATGTAATAAAAGCCATTGCAGAAAATTTAGAAAACAAGGAGAAGAATTAATGATACAACAAAGAATAAACACTGCAGAGGGATTAGTTAAAAGCATTAGCATTGCTGTAAACAATCTGGTAGCAGAAGATGACACAATGAAACCTGTGAGTGAACGTACAGACAGCCTGAATTCCATCCAGAACATGATTACAGTTGCGCGATTAGAACTTCTGAAAGCAAAGAAGGAACTGGAAGAAATTTATTATTAAGGAGGAAAAGTTGATTGACAGATCTGTATTTAGAGCTAGAAGCCCAACTTATTGAAAATCAAATTTCTCCACAGGAATTTAAAAAAGAATTTGATAGAAGGCACGAAGAACAAAAGAGAAAGGAGGGCAAACATGGAGCTTAGATGCTGCGGAACAGGCTCTACCGGCAATGCATATGCCATTGTGGATGATGAGGATATTTTGTTGATAGAATGTGGAGTCCCTTGGAAGAAGATTCTCAAAATGATTGATTATCGCTTATCAGATGTAAGGGGGTGTTTAATGTCTCATAGGCATATAGATCACTCTTTGTGCTACAAAAAACTCATGGAATCTGGCGTACCGATTTACACAAATGATGAAACTGTGGAATATTTTGAAGTTACTTCTGGTGAACTGATGACTGGGCTTCCAGAAAAAAGAACGATAAATCTTGAAAACAAGTTTGAAATTACGCCGTTTTATGTGCCACACGATGATGTTCCAAACTACGCATTTATAATTGAACTATCTAACGGAAGCCGATTGTTGTATGCGACTGATTTTTTACTGCTGCCATACAGATTCAAAAAGATGAGGTTAAATCATCTTTTAATAGAATGCAATCACAATGATGAATTGGTAGATAAAAACGAGGTAAAGTTTAAACATAGCCTTAGAGGGCATAGCAGCTTGTCTGTTGTAAAAGAAATCATAAGAGCGAACAAAACATCGGATTTACAAAATATTGCATTGTGTCATCTTTCCGAGGATTGGAGCAATCCTGATGTTATGCTTCAAGGAATTAAAAAAGTTGCTGGTAGCCTTGTCAATGTGGAAATCATTAATTCGGGGAGCGTAATTTCACTTGATACAATACCGTTTTAAGGAGGGAGGACAGATGCTGGGTATAATAAAAATTTTTAATTTTTCGGTAGGAATTTTATGTACATTATGTTATGTCAAAGAAAGAGAAGAAGGAAGATCAGGGACTGCCGTGTCTGTATTTGCAGTAATTAATTTTTTGGCCTCCATCTTTTTAAATTGAAAGGCAGGTGTAAAAATGAAAACTTTAGGACAAGAAAGGAATAAAACAGAAGGCAAAAAGTACAGTTATAATGAATTGGCACTAGCTTTTTATAAGAAGGAGATATCATTAGAAGAGTATATAGAAAGGTATAATAGGTTAATTGTAGAAGAAGCGGAAAAACACGCAGAACCATTTGGGCCGCATGAGCATATATAAGCGAAATTTTACAAAATAACATGAAAAATAAGAGATACTTGACAAAAAACCATTATGCGCAAGAAATAATAACCAGTTTATTTATAAAGTGAAGAAGGTGGTAAGAATGAAATATAAAGTATATGGGAACTATGTGTTCTCGAAATTTCTTTGTGAGGTCGAAGCGTCCTCGCAAAAAGAAGCTATAGAAAAAGCATTAGATAATGCGCCGCAAAATGCTTGGCTGTGTGTTCACTGTGCGAGCGAATTTGAAGATGCAGGAGAACTTGTTGAGGACTCTCTTATTGCGGAAGAAATTATTAAGGGGGAATAGGGTAAGAAATGAGCATATTTAGGGAGGGACAAAAATGGACAGAAAAGAAATGATTAACGCATTAGAAACAATCAAAAAAGCTTGCGCAGGAAGGTATGAGGAGTGTCAGTTTGGAATAAAAGAAGGAATATGCAAGCTAAAAGAAACAAATCCGAATGAGTGGACACCTAAAGCTATGGGATTCAGTTGCAAGGACTGCGAGTATAAAGCAAATAACAGGAGCTTTTCCAGTGAGTGAAATTGGTAAAACCGTGTTCCTCACCCGTGAAGAAGCTGAGAAGAAGCTGGAAAATATATGATAATAAAGAGGAGAGTCAAATGCTAGTACCTGCAATATTATTCAAAGAACAAATAATAACAGAATTTCAAAGAATCTATTTCACTGAAGATATGATGTATTTAACTGGATGCTTAGAACAATGGTGTCCGGATATATCAGCAAACCCAGAGGAGGGAAAATTTGATTTCGCTATTGTTAGCAATAACAGATTAATAGGCTATTTGTCTTATCACATTGACTATTATTGCTCCAAGGCGTATAATTTTGGACTTTTATCTTTCGATAGAGGAAATCCGGTTGTCGGAGAAGAACTTTTTAACAAGATGGAGGAGCTAACAAAAAAGCTCCGTAAAATTGAGTGGCGCATGGTTGGTGGAAATCCTGTTGAAAAGCATTACGATAAATTCTGCAAAAAACATGGAGGAAACAAGCATATTCTAAAAGACTCTGTTAGAGATCTGAATGGTAATTACCGTGATGATATTATCTACGAAATTATCAGTGACTAAGGAGAAATAAAGAATGTGGAGTTGCAAGTGGTGTTGGAATTACAGTAATTGCGAGAAGAGAGATAATAGAGACTTAGAGAATATGCCATAATGGTGGAAATATGGTCTACCTGGAACCACGAAAAATAAAAAGAGCCAGCGGAAGAGGATATATATACAAACCGATATCTAGTTGCGGGATGTATGAGAAGGGAGAATAAGAAAATGTTGGAAAACAAAGAAATTATGCTTACCCAGAACGAAGATGGAACATTTAGCCAATACGATGACAGCAATGACATTATTATTAGTTGTGAAAACGAAGAACAGTGCGAAAAAGTAGTTGAGCTACTGAAAAGACATCTTAAGCCAGTGAAACCGATTATCTTAGATACATTAAACGGAGACGTTGACTATGAATGTCCTTTGTGCGGAAGGCAAGTAATGGCGGATGCAGAAAGCAGAAATAAATATTGTGGTGAATGTGGTTGTAAATTTGACTGGAGCGAGATTAGTGGGTGATCAGGTAAAATGGATTATCAGAAAATTTATGAAGCACTCAGGACGATAAAAGAAGTGCTGTGGATGAATTTTGAACCGCCAGAACAGTTGTCAATTTTTGATTTGTCACGCATACAAGAATGAAGATAGATGCACTTGACAGTCATAAATGTTCCATAAAGCATTTTAGGGAGAAAAAGGAGGAAAATGATAACGATATTGGAGAAATGTCAAGAGACGATTTTGAAAAATTTTATAAGAAATTTGGGTTATAAAGAAAGGAAAATGTATGAATAAAGTAATTTTAATGGGAAGATTAACAGCAGATCCCGAAGTAAGAGAAAGCACAAAAGGAACTAAAGTGGCTACACACACATTGGCGGTGGACAGTTATTATAAAGCAGGGGAAAAAAATACAGCATTCATTTCTTGCGTTGCTTTCGGAAAAAATGCTAGTTTTGTCGAAACTCATTTGAGAAAAGGAATTAAAATTATCGTGGAAGGAAAATGGCAGACAGGAAGTTATACCAACAAAAATGGAGAAAAGGTATATACAAATAATTGTTTTGTGGAAAAATATGAATTTGTAGAAAGTAAGTCTAGTACATCTGTAGAAAATAATTGCCAGTCGAACGAGTATCAGCCTCGGCCTACAGGCCCGGCTGCTCCAGATGGATTTATGACAATCCCAGAAGGCATTGAAGAAGAATTACCATTCCAGTAGGAGGTGATCGTATGGACAAACAACCGTCTGAAATTATTAAGGATTTCTTAGAATTGCTTGATGAGAGCCATGAGTTATATCTAAATTCAAAATCGCAAGTTGATGGATTTAACAAGAAAACTTATGAGTGGACACACGACTTGGAAGATTGTAAAAATAAATCAGAACGCAATAAGCTTGCAACAGCCTGGCAGAAAGAACTGAAAGAGCGAAGAAAACAGAAAGACATTATGAAATTATATGAAGGAATTCATAATTTTGCTTCAGATAATAACAACAAGGCTTTTATAAAAAGAATCAGACATTTGCTGCAAGAACAAATTAAAACAGAAGAACATCTGGCAGTTATTCCGGAAGAAAGGGAATACAAAGGAGCAGGAAGGAGGTAAACATCAGTTAATGAAAACTTGTAAAAGAACTTATAGACGATGATGGTGAAAAAGATGATAAAAACAATTCGAGTAATGCTGATTCCAAATAATAAACAAAAGACAAAACTCTTTCGATATGCCAATACTGCCAGATTTGCTTATAATTGGGCTTTAGGAAGAGTAAAAGAAAACTATAAAAATGGTGGTAAGTTCCTATCTGATGGTGATTTAAGAAAAGAATTTACACAATTAAAGAAAACAGAGGAATATTCTTGGTTAAATGAAGTTTCAAATAATGTAACAAAACAAGCGATTAAAGATGCCTGTAATGCATATAAGAGATTTTTCAAAGGATATTCAAAGTTTCCTAAATTTAAAAGTCGAAAATTTTCTACACCATCCTTTTATCAAGATAATGTGAAAATTCAATTTTCAGATACTCATGTAAAAGTTGAGGGATTTGCTACTTCCAAAAAGAAGAATAAGCAGAAAATAAATTGGATTAGACTTGCGGAAAATAATCGAATACCTACGGATTGTAAATACAGGAATCCTCATATTAAATATGATGGAATAAATTGGTGGATTACAGTAGGCATTGAATACGAAGATTCTACTGCTATTCCATCTAATGACGGTATTGGAATAGATTTGGGAGTTAAAGACTTGGCAATATGTTCTGATAGTAATAAATATAAGAACATTAATAAAACTCAAAAAGTTAGAAAACTAGAGAAACAAAAACGCAGATTACAGCGTAGCATATCTCGTTCATACAAGAAAAATAAGAAAGGAGAAAGTTACTGTAAAACGAATAATGTAATCAAAAAAGAAAAACTTTTATTAACATTAAATCATAGACTAACAAATATCCGTAAGAACTATTTAAATCAGACTACATCTGAAATTGTAAATCGAAAACCAAGATTTATTTGTATTGAAGATTTGAATGTTAGTGGAATGATGAAGAATAGGCATTTATCCAAAGCGGTGAAACAACAGGGATTTTATGAATTTAGACGACAAATCGAATATAAGTCAGCATGGAATAATATTCCAGTAATCATTGCAGACAGATTTTTTCCAAGTTCTAAATTATGTAGT